CACACGATACAATGCATGTTCAAACCCGCGGACTTCGAATGGACGTCGCATGCACCTCAATGGGCGCGGGAGGGCCATTTCCAGTTGCCCGGCTCCGATCGTCTCCTTGATTTGCAAGGTGAACTGCTTGGTGTTGCGGACCACGGCGATGAAACCGTGGCCGAGTTCATTGAGGCGTGTCGACGTTTCCGCCACAGAGTTGATGAGTTGGCTCAGGCCGACCAACTGAGAGGAATTGACGCTCGTGTGGCTATGCACGGTAGGGCGGTTGACATTTTCGTATTGACTGCGGGTCAGGCCCTCAGCGACGTGGTGCGCACCGGACAGAATGCGAATGTGCATCTTCATAGGCTCGCTTATCCGCCGAGGCGGTTTTGGACTAGGGCAAGAAAGGCGCGCTTCCTGAGATCTCGTGACATCAGTGCACGCTCCCGGAGTGGTGGAGGCGCAAGTAATCTTCAACGGCCTCCGGACACTCCCGCATGAAATCGGCGGTGACCTGGACGGCGATGCGCACGAGCGCGAGACAAACGTCACGCTTCTGTTCCGGCGGCAACGCGCGGAAGCGGTTTAGAACTTCCTGCGTGAGAAGGCTCGGGACGGTCATATGGTCCTCACGATGCGCACAACCTCCCAGCCATCTTTCGCGATGATGACCGGAAGCTTGCCGCCATCTGGCGATGAGGCACGGCCGATCACGCGCACATGGCCATCGTGATTACGGGCGTGCACGACGTAGGGCTTGCGCGGATCGATGAGCCTCCCGTTGTCTTTGCTGCCACCGAGCGCGGTGCCGACGTGAAAACCACCGCAGTCGCTGCACGCGTAGGCGTTGAACTTCTCGCCGCGGCGATGTGCTTGGCGGCTCGCGACCTTGTCTGCGCGAGCGAAGCTCGTGAATCGCTCCTTTCCCTCGCAGGACGCCACACGCTTCACGTTGGCCTGCATTGCCCGGGCTTTCATGGCGCCACCACCACGAGAATCTCGCGCTCCGCGTACCAGGCGTGCTGACGGAGCAGGGCGTCGAGCAGCAGATCGGCGATGACGTGCAGCGTGCCGTTGCGCGTGCGCACGTCGATTGCGTCGTGACATGCGGAGCAGGCAAACACAGCGCAAGTGTCTGGTGGCTTCTGCCCATGGCCAGCGATTCCGGCGCGGCGGATGTGGGCAAGTACGGTCGTCTCGGGTCGCCAGTTGCAGACTCCGAAGATGCGCACCATGCACATCTGACCGCGTGCCAGCTTGCGCAGCGGTGTTTCGTTATGCGACTCGACGATCATGCTGCCACCAGTTTGGATCGGGGTCGGGCACGAAGACGCCAACGGTTTCAGCTGCTCGCCGCTGGATGAAAGCGTAGAAGTCGGACAGATCTTTCGTTGAGATGACATCGCGTTTCCCGTGCTCGTCGCGAGTAGTCGTGCGGAATGGACGCTTGCGCTTCTGGCTCAGCACGTCGTACTCGACCCACGAAAAATATTCGCCGCAAAAGTAGGTGTGCAGATCCTCCGGATCGTTTCCGGTGGCCTCGTGCAGCGCCTTGTATGCACAGCCCCACAGCGCTCTGTTCTGCAGGTCGCTTCGTTCCTTCTTCACTGGACCGATGGTTATCCGCCATGCCTTCGTCACATCGAGGCGTGACAGGAAGGTGAACAACCCGGTGAGGTTGCGCGGGCCACGGTCCAGCGTGAAGGACTGCTCGGTCATGCGGCGAGCTTCTCGAACTTGGCCTGCAGCTCGTGTATCTCGTCGATGAACTGATCGATGTAGATCGACATCTGTTTGATGTACGGCTCGTCCCGGTGCACGCGAACGCGGAAGCCGGGCAGACCTGGCCAGTAGCTGACGAAGTCACACCACTCGCGCTCGGCGATCCAGAGCTGGCCTTGAACTTGGGCCTTGTGTTCCTCTGGCACTTCGCCCGCAGACTCGCCGAGCAACAGCTTGTCGAGTTGAGGAAGGATGCAGGCCAACTGGATGTGCGGCAGCTTCGTCTTGACCTCCAGCATGCCATCATTGCCGACCAGGCTGTCGGGGCTCGCGCCGGTCTCGCCACGACGAATGAATCCGGTTCGATGGCACTGCAAGCCGGTGACCATTTCGTACCAGCGCCGGGCCTCGTCTTCCATCCAATGACCGCGCTCCGTGTGTTCATTGGAGAACGATACTTTTGGCTTGCCGGTCATGCGTTCGCCGATCAGCTCCAGCATGTAAGTCATGCGGCCTTTCGGCTCGCCGCCCCGTGGGCCGCGCTGTCGACAGGCAACTTCGAACTCGGATGCAGTCGGTATACCCATGCGAGCAGTGAACCATTCCGGCGAACCTTGCTCGCAGGTGAAGATTTCGAGAGGCGCGTTGATCACAGTTTTCATTGCGCGGCCCTCGACTGCTGCTGACGCTTCGCGCGCGCCTTGTCCTTGATGGACTGCATCGCGCGCTGGAACTCGCTGGCCGGCAGCTTGGCGAGTTCGTCGACCTCAAGGTATTGCAGGAAGGCAGCGCGCTCGGCGTCGGTGGCTTTGATCGCCTCCAACTCTCGCTCCAGCGTGCCCAACTGCACGTCGGTGATTGTTTCCGGTGCGCTGGCGCCGTGGCCGTCATCGTCACGCGTGGTCGAGAGGCCGAGCGCGAGTTTCAGCGTGTAGCGCTGCAAGAGTGTCGCAGTGCTGGCGATAGCTTGGCCGGCGTTCTTGTTGCCGGTCTCATCGTTGGGCGCGGTGAGGCTGGTTTCTTCGCGGTGGCCGTCTCGGTGCGACAAGATGCAAGTAATCGTTAGATTCTTTCCTTCCTGCTTCGGTCGGTGCCGGTAGCTCAGCCCATACTTGGCCAGGATCGGGTCGACGTGCTCGGCGATAGCGCCAAGATCTTCGTACTCATAGTTGGTTCGTGCGGCGCCTTCCCTCTTCGATTGGAAGTCGACTTCGCGATTCTTCAAGATCGGTTTGATCTCGGCTTTGGCATTGGCCACGGCGGCATCGAATGCCCGGAGTGCCATCTTCTTCTCATGGCGCTCCTGCCATTCGATCATCTTGTCGATCAGGGCCGGGTCCTTCCCTTGTTGGATAACAAAGGCGGCGAGTTCCATCGGCGTCATCGGCTGCGGCGCCATCGGCACGACCGGGACGGGCGTGATGGGCGTCGCTTCAACCATGGCATTCATTCGTTCGCTCCTTGCGCTCGCGGCGCATGTAAGTGGGTTCATCGAAAACTGACCAGTCACGCTCCGGCATTGTGAGATCGCGGATCAGCCGCGACTCGCGAATGACTGGCGCTTTGGCGAGTGCGTGCGGTTTGAAAACGGTCGGTTCGTTCACTGCCGTGACTCCACGATGACATCGTGATTCAACTTCGCGGTGAAGCTCGCTACGCGAAGCAGAGAGACCAGTGTGTCAATCGTCTGCGCGCCTTGGATGAGCCGAGCCCGTAGCGCTTCCTGGCCTTTCGAGCAAAGGGAAGCAGCCTCACGATGGCCCTCGGCTACGGCCTCGGCTAATTCGATCTGGCGCTCAACGATCGGGGGCAGCACTGATTTCTCCTGCAAAGCTCTCAGAGGATTTCGTCGTCGTGCGCCTCGGACGGCGGCGCAGGCAGAACAGGCACGCCAGAGATGACGTCCGCAGTAAGCGAGCGGGCTAGATCCCTGGTTGACTCGATCATCGACTCGCCGACCACGGCCAGGATCTTCTTGGACAGGTCCTCATTGAGGCGCAGCTTCACCTCGCCGGTACCGTTGCGAAACTCTAGTTCCCCGGTGTACGCGACCGGTCCGCTCCCCGAGCTATAGCTGTAATAGTTGCTGTCGCGGATGGTCAGGGACTTCAAAACGATTGCTTGTGACATTGATATCTCCAGTTAAAATGTCCAACTTCGTTCGTGGGAGTGGGCTAGGCCGCTGTTTCCTGCAGCACGTTCCTGGCTTCGTCCTCGGCCGCCTTGCGCGCAGTCTCGGCATCTTTAGCAGCAAGCCCGGCCGCGCAGTCGAGCAGCGTTGTCGAGTGCATCTCGATTGCCCTGGCGAGGTATGCGCCAAGCTCCGGGCTGGAGGCTGCATATCCGCTGGAACTGCCGTAGTAGCCATACGAGCAGTCGATTGAAAACTGCATGGGCTGGAACGGCGCGGACAGATTGAGGCCCGCGAAGTGCACCGACACGTGGTGCTTGTCATTGCGTGCCGGATCATCGCGGCCGAGGGTGCATTCCACGGCGCGTTTTACTCGCTCCGAGATGCCTTTCGCTTTCTTGAATTCTTCGATTTTGCTCATGTTCGTTCGCTCTCTGAGGGTCAGATGGGATCTGGCGCTTTGGGAACGGGCATCCAGGCGTAGACTGTTTGGCAGACGATCTTCTCGCCGCCAAAGTGCATGAACCGCTCGCCGAGTCCGTCAGTGCACCAACGATTGCCGTAGGTCACAGAGCGATGCCCGGATTCTTCATCGACCAGGGCAAGCAGCACTTGCTGACCGTACTTCGGCAACTCGTCTGTTGTTTTCTTCCACATGTCTGCGCTCTCGCTCTATGTCCTGAGCATCAAGCCTTGTGCGTGCCTTCGACGCCCCGCGCCATGCGTTCGCGCGTGCGCGTCAGCAGGGCTTCCTGCGCCACTCGCAGCGAGTCGAGTGCGGTCTGGTTGTAAACATTGGCGAATGGACCGTTCTGGAAGCACTCAAGGCGATCGATCAGAATCGCGATCAGGACTTCATGGGTCACGCCGTTGACGCCGGCCTCCGCAATCGGGCCGTTCTGGAAGATGACGGGCAGCCGACTGAAGCAGGCGCGGTACCCATCGCCAAAGTCATTGGCTTCATTGCCGGTCGTATCGAATCCCGTGATGCTGTAGTGATGGTGCGCGCCACCAGAACCTGGCCGGTCCATCACAGCGATCTCGAGAACATCGTTGGCGGGATTAACTTTGTGACCTTCGATCTTTCGCATGTCTATCTCCAAAGGGAACAGGGAATGATTTGTGCGGTGACTACGCGGCCTGACGACCGATGCGTGCCTCAACCTCAGCGACGCTCTCACGCCTTCCGGTGGAGCCATGGCGCAGCACGCAGACAGATCGAGAGCGCCGACGGAACTCGGCCATTGCTCGAACTGCATCCAGCTCGTCATCGTGCGATGAGATCAGCGTGTAGCCGGCGGTTGTGATCATGACGAGGTGGGTTTTGCTCATTTGCGTCAGCTCCCGATCTGTTTGCTATTCCGACACCCGCGTCAGGCGCTCGAACTCCGCGCGACTGATCTCGCGCATGACCTCGATTTCCGCGGCTGACGGTCTGCGATTGCGCACGACCAACGTGGCCTTGAATGAATCGCACGCGATCACGTGTGTGCAATCCCACAGCACCGATCCCCCATGCCGAAATCTCACCGTCCAGTAGCGAGAAATGGCGCCGGCGTCTGCAGTCCTGACGTCGGCGCAAGGCCCTTCTGCCGGAGCGAAGCTGAAACGGTTCCGGGGTTGCTGCGGGCTGGGGGATTCGAAGTCGGCCTGCGGCACACTCGGATAGCGGCGCAGGTTCGGCGGGTCGCGGCGGTCGTCGAGCGCGGTGAAGGCATGGCTGAGCAAACGAATGTCCATTACGCAACCTCCCGAAAATCGAGTTCTTCGCGGGTGATGACGATCGGCTGGCCGTCGACGCAGTAGAGAATCCAGCGCTCGTCGCCACGCCACCAGAATTTGCGGGTGATGCGGCTCACGACTGCTCTCCATTGGCCTGCATGCTCCGGCGGCGGGCTTCAAGCGCACCGTCGGCGCGAGCTGCCGCGAGGTTCACTCGCGAGGCTTCGCTGCGGTGGTTCTTGCTCAGGGCGTCGAGATAGGCGATCTCATATGCGCGATCCCAGAAAGCCTGCTCGGCTGCGGTGCGGCGGCGGGTGTCGTTGTTAGTGGCCATTGGTACAAACTACAACCGGGAGTTGCAGTTGTCAACAACCGGGAGTTGTTGTTCTAGTGGTTATGCCCTGACTACGGAATGTGGTTTCACTTAGGGCAAAAAAAAACCGGTCTGGGACCGGTTCTTTTGCGAAGGTGTAAATGGGATCTTAGGGGTTCTTGGGGCGATCACCCGTCGTGTCTTTGAGAGCATCAGCCCGGATCTTGGCACCCGCCACTAGCTTTTCGTCCGTTTGACCCACGATGCTTCTCGCACAGGCGGCCACCTGGTGTATGGGGCAAATGCCAACGACCATGTCTTCGAAGGCTTGAATGCCATCGCTTTGGCGCCATGTCCAAACAACGGAATAGGCAACAACGTCAGTGTTCTGAACATCCATGGCCACCATTAGGATCTGCCGGACAGCGTCATCCTCAGTGATGGCTAGGCGCATACCAGTGGATTGTCGAATCTGCTCCTTCAGTTCGAAGACGAACGCTTTGCCCCGAGCGTTTTCCGCGGTGGCCGACAAATAAATAGGGATTTTTATTTCGGCTGATTCGGTGAGGCTGGCATAAAACAGAGACAGCCCAACGATCGAACTAGCTTGCGCGACGCTTATCCCGAACATCGTGTTTCTCCCCCGAAACCTCTTCTGGTGGCACTACCATCGAGTAAACACCGTTCTTCTGATGCTCGGGCAGGTCGTTCCAGCGCTCAATAATTGCGGCAAGCCGTGCATCATTCGTCTCACCGAATAGCTCCCCCCGAGTCATGCCCAATGCGTCGCACAACAATGTCGCGTTCTCAAGCCGCGCAATCTTAGTGCCCGCAAGCCAATAGGCGCACGTCTGTACGCTCGGCGGTTTACCGCGTCGAGTTTTCGCGCTGAACTCCTTCAGTCTCTTGTGTAGCCACTGAGGACGGCCGCGCTCCGCGGGATGCTCCTTCGCAATCCGCTCATTGAGCTTCGCAGCGAATCTCTCGCGCTCCTGATTACTGTCCACAACCATGGGTTGCATCTTAGGGAAATGCACTGCAACTCGGAGTTGTTGACGGATAGCAACTGACGGTTGTAAATTCGATGGCATGGAATTGGCGTTGCAAGAAGGTGCCGTCGAAAAATCACCAGTCGAATTGGCGATCGACGGGGCCGGCGGGCTCGCATCTGTCGCTCGATGCTTGGGCGTTCGATACCAAGCAGTCCAAAAGTGGCGTCGTTCTCGCAGAGTGCCGGCGGAACGAGTTCTTGCACTTGAAGCGGCTTCTGGTGTTTCCCGGCACGCCTTGCGTCCCGATCTGTATCCCATCGAAAGCCCGCCATCTATAACCACCGCGCCGAGCCTGGCGAGGCGTCGTCGTGCCTGACTCTGTCTTTTCATCAGCAATCACCCCGCTGCAAGTTCGTTCAGCCGGAGTGTTCCATGCCTTCCCCAGAAAGCAACCACTAGCGCGGTCATCCAGCGCAGACACATCCGGCGTCACAGCAAATGACTGTTGCTTTGGCAACTTGTTCACGTTTCTTCGTAAGTGCTTTTCCCAGGGTTCAGATTGTTTGCTTCCTGAAGCAGTACTGAACGCGCTCAGGTTCGCGAAGACGTTGTGATGTTTCATATTCCTCATGGGGATGTTTCCAAATTATCGATAGGGCAGACCCCTACGCCGTGCATCAGTTCGTGCATTACGCCGAAGGTTTGTTTCCTGTTCCGTACTTCGTGTCACACGACATCACACGAGCAGTTCGTCTGATGAAACAAACCGCGCTGCTGCCCGAGGGAAACGCGCGCCGGATCGCGCTGGAAGCCGACGTCAATGCGGCCGGCGGTCGTCAGATTGTCGGACATCGACTCGGCTTACATGAAGATCCGCAGGAGGCGGGACGCGCTCTCTCGAATCGGATCAACCGAAACGGTCGCCACCGTCTAACCGATGACGACGTCTGGGCAATCAAACAGTGGGCACGGGAGAGCGCCACCGGCCGTTCGCAGCTGATGGAATTGGAGGCTCAGGAACTCACATTCGAAGGTCGTTGGCTCACGCGCGAGGACATCAAGGCCCGCCGCCGGCAACGCAAGGCCGCGCTGTTGAAAGAGCTGATGCAGCTTGAGCAGGAGGAAGAATGAAGCGAGGTCCACAGCGAAAGCTCGCAGTTGAGCAGCAGGCCGAGTTGCTGGAACTGCTGAAGCTGCGCCAGAAGCTGACCAACAAAGCCTTAGCCCTACGTTTTGCGATCAGTCCCTCCGGTGTGGCTGCGTACCGTCGGCGCTTGATTGCGAAGAGCGAGGCGCCCGGCGCATGAAGCAACTCCCGGCGCCGACCGCCAAGAACATAAACGAAGCGCATCGGCTCGCGCGCGCGTCTGCTGAGACTGCCGTTGAGCATGCTATTCGATGCGGGCAGATGCTTGCTGCGAAGAAAGCTGATCTGCCGCACGGTGAATTCCAGGCGTGGGTCGATAAGAACTGCGACTTTGGAATTCGCGAGGGCCAGCGGTACATGGCAGCGGCAGCCAAAAGCGACACGCGTGTCGCTTTTCAATCGCTCAGGCAGGCGCTCGGCTACGACAAACCGAAGCCGAAATCAGACACCACGAAAGGGGCGGTCTCAGTTGTGAAGCCCGAGGGCGGGCGGACGACCGCGGCCAAAGAGGGAACTGAGGAAACCGGCGACGACCGGCCTGCCGCCCCAGTCTTTGACGCTCCATTTGCCGGAGTTTGCTCAGCGTCGCCGAAGGCGGAGAAGCCCAAGGTGGACATTACCGACGACGGCTGGACGCCGGATGATGACGAGGACGAGATCCTCGCCCGGGCCGAGAAGGAATATCAGGACTCCGTTGACACGGTCATGGAATCCGACGACCGGCTCACTGCGGCGCGCGATGAAATCAAGCGCCAGGCCGCTGAGATCGCGGCGCTGAAGGTCTCTCGTGATGGCTTCATGAACGGAAAGCTGCAGATCACGAAGATGCTCAAGGCCGAGCAGCGCAAGGTCGAGCGACTGTCGGCCGAGCTCGCCAAGCTGCGAGGCAAGGCGGCCTGATGGACTCGCTGCAGCTATTCCCACCGGAACCGAACTTCGCAGAGGCGAGGTTTCCATCGCCACGCCTCTTCCAAGATCGTGCGCACAACGCTCTGCGAGATGGATTCAGGAACGGACACCGGAGGCAACTGCTTGTCGCGCCGACCGGGGCTGGCAAGACCTACTGTGGCCTTCGGGTAGCGCACGAGGCGGTCGCGAAGGGCAAGCGTGCAACGTTCGTTTGTGATCGCACCGCTCTGATCAATCAGACCAGCGCGAAGGCCGACGAGTATGGCCTAACCAATCACGCCATCGTGCAGGCTGACCACTGGCGGCGAGACAACTCGATGCCGCTGCAGATCGCGAGTATTCAGACGTTGGCGGCTCGCGGCTACTGGCCACAATCGGACGTTCTGATTATCGACGAGGCGCACACCCAGCATTCGACCTGGGTGGAGTACATCAAGACGACATCGGCCGCCGTCATTGGCTTGACGGCAACGCCGTGCTCAAAGGGTCTCGGGCTGTCATTCACGAACATGGTGAACGCCGCGACGATGCATGAACTCACGGAGCAGCGCGTGCTTGTTCCAATGCGCATCCTGAGCTGCACCACTCCGGATATGACCGGCGCCGAAGCTGGCAATAAGGAATGGACCGCAAAGATCGCCTCGCAGTGGGAGCTGCAAATCATCGGCGACGTCGTGGCCGAGTGGGTCAAGTACGGTGAGAATCGTAAGACGATCGCCTTTGGGGCCGACATTGCCTACTGCTTGCAGCTGGCGCGCCGATTCAATGAAGCCGGCATCGGTGCCGCAACATATACGTCCGAGACGAAGGACGACGAGCGCCTGGCGCTGCTGGAAGAATTTAGCAAGCCCGATCCGCGTATCCGCGTGCTGGTGAGCGTTGAAGCGCTTGCGAAAGGCTTCGATGTGCAGGACATCGGCTGCGTCATTGACGCCCGACCATTGCGAAGATCGCTGTCCACGGCAATTCAGATGTGGGGCCGCGGCCTTCGCTCGTCGCCGGATACCGGCAAGCAAGAATGTTTGCTGTTAGATCACAGCGGCAACTTCCGCCGATTCCAGGCTGATTTCGAGGACATCTATTTCAACGGCTTCCAGACACTGGATAAGGCCGAAAAGCTCGACAACGTTGTGCGCAAGGACGAGCCCGAGGACTACGAGCCGAGCGGGTGTCCGAACTGTGGCTTCAAGCCGTTCCGCCGCCGCTGCATGAAATGCGGTCACGAGAAGGAGGTTCAATCTCTCGTCGACTCAGCGGCCGGCGTGATGCAGGAGATCCGGATCGGCAAAGCGGTTGCAGCGACTGATTCCTTACACCTGTGGAAGCAGATCTGCACTTACGCAGCCGGGGCGCAAAGACCGCAGGGTCGGGCTGCGAATCTGTTCCATGACATCACGGGCCAATGGCCGCCGAAGAATTGGCACATCGACGCCACCGAGCGCGCGCCGCTCACTCGCACGACTCTAAACAAGATCAAGTCCCTGAATATCGCCTACGCGAACAGGAGGCGGACCGCCGCTTGACGTCAGTTCGCTGCGCCGGGGGCCATGACTTAACCACGGCGGCGCAGCTTGATACCCCTACCGTGGGCAGACGCTGAAACAGGGGAATGGGTGGCGAAGCTAGCGCCCTTGCGTCGAATGGCTGGCGGGTCATGCAGGCTCCGGCGGGCATGTGAAGGCAGATCTAGGAGGCTAGGTCTGCCCACCAGCAATGCATGGGAAGAGATTCTGAGTGAGACGACGGTAATGAAGAAGGGCAACGGCCAACGGCTCGAAATTTCGGCGGCGACGATGGACAAGCTGCAAGCAGTTGCGCGCCGCGAGTATCAGTTTGGTGTTGCAAAACTCGGTTTGAACGCGTCGGCGGAGCAGATCGATGCGTTGCTCGCGAAGGTGTGTCGAAATTATCGGGCGCGGTGTGATGCGGCGTTGATCGTGGCGCACGCCGCATCCATGCCGACAGAGGGCATTGAGTTGTTGAACCGAGCTCGTGAGTTGCTGGAAGTGGCGTGACGTTCACGCGCGTTAGCAACTATCACCAGGTCAGCGACTGCGGCGAGTACACGGTGTGTTGGGTGAGCGGGCGATATGAGGCATGGCATTTGCGGGAGCAACTGGAAGTGAATCTGGAGACGGCAGAGCAGGCGCGCGTGCATTGCCAAGCACACGCCGCCGCGCGTTCGATCGAGTCTGCAGATGCATCGGAACGCATCGAGGCGCAGCCATGAAGGCAATGCAGGCGAACAAGTATCGCCACCTCGAAGCGCGCCGACGTTTCGCGAGGTACCGATGCCGCTGCATTCACTGCCAGCACCGCTCGACGTTTCGAGACAACCCGCGGCAGATGAGCCGCACGCCGAAGTGCTCATCCTGTGGCGAACAACTCTGGCGAATCGATTGGTATCGAACAACCGGCCGTGAGCACCGCAAGGTGATCTGCCGATGTGGAGCCTGGCACTTCCCGCATCGTCGCGGCAGCTGCCACCTGCAATCTGAAGACTACGCACGAAAACTCGGCCGGCGGGCCGCTTAGGGAGGTGTCAATGGTTTAGCCCTTTCGGAGAAACATCGATGTCGGACACACAAAGCGAAGGCGGCACAGGCCGCATAGTTGATATGACGAAGGTCGTGATTGCCATCGGCCTGCTGTGTATCGTCGCTGGGCTCGCTCAGGCAGCGGTGACCAATGTTTACTGGCGCGTGGATTTGAACCAGGGAACATCGATCATCGCTTATGGCCAGGGCGCGACCGAAGCAGATGCGTGGACAGATTGCTTCAGACTCCAGGCAATCACGCGTGCGATGACTGCGGCAGAGACGCGCAAGGTGGCAGTTGCAGCCGTCACAACGAGCGCGGTCCGCTGGTGCAAGAACCCGATGCGGTTCGCGACCGTAAGCCCTG